TCTCACAGTTTACACTTTTGGTTATCCCCCCGGTACCCTCTAAGTTAACCCAAAGTAACCATATGCCACCCCTAAACCTTCGGTTTAACCTTAGGTGGTACCTTGGGAATCCTTAGGTGATACTATATGTTGTGGTGTGGGACACCTTGGGTGACTATATGTTGATGTCACTGTGTCCCTATCTGTTGGCCCTCTTCAAGTCACCACCTGAGGTTAGACCTGAGGTAACCACCTTAGGACCTCCTGAGGTAATACCTGAGACCATATACCTAAGGTTCACCGTTTGGCTAACGTTTAGCAGTGACTGTTAGTAGGTCACATTAAGAGAGTAGGTAAGTATCTCGTTTAGCAGTCCCTGAGACACCAAGAGCGGGACAAGAGGGTATCGGTGAGTCATTACTATAGGGCTATTGGTGGTCAGTGTCAACACCATAATCAATTAGGACACACTATAGGGAGACACTTAAAGTATTACTAAGAGACCATTACCATTAAGAACACTATCACTATAGGTCTAACTAAAAGTTTAACTTTAAGTGTTGACATTCAGATTTCGTTATGAGACATTAGCAACCGTTGAGAGACACAACGCTACCAACCACTAGCATACTTCGAGTTACTAGCTGGATGCCGAAGGGTCTCAAGTAGTCATCAACCGGACATACGAAAGTGGTTGACTCAACGATGAACAAGTAGTAATATGCACCACAGATTCACGAAGCACCTAGCAGTACCGCTCTTTAACAATATGGATTAGTCGCTGATATGTACACCATGATAATAGTGTTTAACTAGTGGTTGCATTCAGGTCTCTGGCAAGGTACGTCCTGTCACCCTGAGAGTAACCACACTGATAACCACTGACGCTAGGTCACTAGCAACATTGAGGATATACACCATGGAACGCAACGCTAACGCTTACTATGACCTTGTAGCTGCTACTGTGAAACTGTTCAACGAGCGTATTCAGTACGATGAACTCACCGAGAACGACGATTGGTCTGATGCACTGCACGAGGTGGTAGACGGTCAGGTTCCGCACTATTACAGTGAGATTTTCATGGTGATGGCTGCCGACGGCATCGACTTCGAGTTCAACGACTCTGGTCTCATTCCTGACACCAAGGACGTGAGCAGAATCTGTCAGGCTCGCATCTATGAGGCGCTGTACAATGACGTATCGAATGACTCCGGCGTTATCTGGTTTGAAGAGGACGAGGAGGACTGTGATGATTAAGTATGGCATCACACGGGAGGACCTGAAGTATTACCGATTCGCGCTCATGCACGGTAAACACCACGACTACCTAATGGCCCAACTGGCCCAGACCTATCGCACACGCAAGGTAATGTATGATAACCCTGTTCGTAATTAGCGTGTACGCCCTGATTGTCCTGTACTTTGTGCGGGACTTTCGCAAGGGCCTCAAGGTGCACAAAGCATCATTCAGTTACATGAAGTGGGGCTTATTGCCTCGCTTTACTGTACGGCTGCCTAATGGCCGCTTTAAGGCTAACAAAGTGGGGATATTCTATGTCGCAACGCACTGACCTGAAGCACATACGGGCCGCTTTACACGTAATGGCCTATGGTGCCAGTGATAAACTGACCAAGCGCATCTTGACGAAACACCGCAGGATGACCGCACGGCAAGCAGCTGGTGCTGTAAAGTGGGCTAGACTCACACTCCTCTCTTACCGATAACTCATCGCACCATAAGGAAACAACCAAATGAACTACACCGATATGCAAAAGCGCTTAGACGCCATCCGTAACCTGCCAATCTGTGAACTCGACAAGCGCCAGCCGCTGCTGGTGGCACTAATGGCGGACATTGTGAACTGCGAGACGTCCGATGGTGACGACACGGATAGCGATTGGGGTCTGGAGCAACAGGTCTACTGGCAAACCCTGAAGATTAAGGCCAAAGACGCTGGGTTTAACCTGCTGGGCAATGGTCACTTCAGCGCAGCGTTTAAGCACGAGCTGCTACCGGGTAGGGTCATTAAGGTTGGCTTTAAGAAAGAGGACTCAGGGGCCGCATACGTGGCTTTCTGCCGGATGCACCAAGGACGGGTAGGGATACCTAACGTCTATCACGTAGCGCGTCACGCTGGGTGCTATACGGTGGTTCTGGATGAGCTGGAACCATGCAAGCGCCACGCCAACGAGACACACGAGCACTATGCAGACCTTGCTAACTACTTTGTGGAGAACTCTGGTGCAGAGCTGGGAGATGTTGACGGTGCAGAGAAGGAATTATCCTTCGTCGAGACGTGTCAAATGATTCACAAGTTCTTCTACGGTATTGCGTCCTTTGATATGCACAGCGGTAACATCATGTTCACCAAAGACGGCAAGCCAGTGATTACCGACCCGGTGTCATTCTCAGCGGACCGGGACCGGGAGCCTTTCTCGCTGGAACCTGAGGACCTGCTCGCAGAGATTGAGCAGATAGCGCACGACAAGATGATTGAACGCTGTAAGCGCAACAAGGCTAAGCGAGACCGTGACAGCACGTTGTGTCGCGCCCGTAGGGCCAACAACAAGGCCCGCAGAAACCGCGTCAAAGCCGCAGCTAGGTGGCGTAAGGAGCGTGAGCATATTAACGCCGAGGCCTTAAAGTTTGACCTTTCGAAAGTCAAGGAGCGGGTACTAGCGTGGCAAATGGGTCCCGGCCTAGCGATACAAATGGGCAAGCCGTTGCCAATCGACAACTACCTTCAGGGTAGACTTATGGGCTAACGAGGTGTATCTTAGGTGTCTCCACAGCGAGGCACCAATAGATAAACTTTATTCACAAAGAGGCACACAATGAACGCATTAAACATTGCACGTAATGACTTCTCCGAGATTGAACTGGCAGCTATTCCGTACAACATCCTCAGCGAGCACTACGGGGACAAGCTGGCACGCGAGCAGTTAGCACTGGAGCATGAAGCGTACGAGCTGGGCGAACAACGTTTCCTGAAGATGTTGGAACGTCAGGTGAAAGCTGGTGAGTTCGCTGACAACGTGGCCGCTAAGCCGCTGGTCTTAACGTTGCACCCACAGCTGACCAAGCGCATTGACGACTGGAAGGAGGAGCAAGCAAACGCTCGCGGTAAGAAGCCTCGCGCATACTACCCGATTAAGCACGGCGTCGCCTCAGAGTTAGCTGTTAACATGGGCGCTGAGGTGCTCAAGGAGAAGCGCGGAGTGTCCAGTGAGGCAATCGCACTGCTGACCATTAAGGTCGTCTTAGGGACGCTCACAGACGCCTCAAAGGCCACAATCCAGCAGGTATCCTCGCAGTTAGGCAAGGCGCTTGAGGATGAGGCCCGCTTCGGTCGTATCCGTGAGCAGGAAGCCGCCTACTTCAAGAAGAACGTAGCGGACCAGCTGGACAAGCGCGTAGGCCACGTGTACAAGAAGGCTTTCATGCAGGTCGTCGAGGCCGATATGATTTCCAAAGGGATGCTGGGTGGCGACAACTGGTCTAGCTGGAAAACTGACGAGCAGATGCACGTAGGGACCAAGCTGCTGGAGCTACTCATCGAGGGCACTGGTCTGGTGGAAATGACCAAGAACAAGATGGCCGATGGTTCTGACGATGTGACCAGCATGCAGATGGTCCAGCTGGCTCCAGCCTTCGTGGAACTACTAAGTAAACGGGCGGGAGCACTCGCGGGTATCAGCCCAATGTACCAACCGTGCGTAGTCCCTCCTAAACCTTGGGTTGAAACCGTGGGTGGTGGTTACTGGTCGGTAGGTCGTCGTCCGCTGGCACTGGTGCGCACCCACTCCAAGAAGGCACTGCGTCGCTACGAAGACGTTCACATGCCAGAGGTATACAAAGCGGTTAACCTCGCACAGAACACACCGTGGAAGGTGAACAAGAAGGTTCTGGCGGTAGTCAACGAGATTATCAACTGGAAGCACTGCCCGGTAGGTGACGTCCCAGCGATTGAACGTGAGGAGTTACCACCACGCCCGGACGATATCGACACCAACGAGGTGGCACGTAAGGCATGGCGCAAGGAGGCAGCAGCTGTCTACCGTAAGGACAAGGCCCGCCAGTCTCGCCGTTTATCCATGGAGTTCATGGTCGCACAAGCTAACAAGTTCGCTAACCACAAGGCCATCTGGTTCCCGTACAACATGGACTGGCGCGGGCGTGTGTATGCTGTGAGCATGTTCAACCCTCAGGGTAACGATATGACCAAGGGTATGCTTACACTGGCAAAGGGCAAGCCAATCGGTCTAGATGGGTTCTATTGGCTGAAGATTCATGGTGCAAACTGTGCGGGCGTCGATAAGGTTCCTTTCCCTGAGCGCATCAAGTTCATCGAAGAGAACGATGCCAACATTCTAGCAAGTGCAGCTGACCCGCTGAATAACACTTGGTGGACCCAACAAGATTCGCCGTTCTGTTTCTTAGCGTTCTGCTTTGAGTATGCAGGAGTAAAGCATCACGGCCTAAATTATAACTGCTCGCTACCGCTGGCGTTCGATGGGTCCTGCTCTGGGATTCAGCACTTCAGCGCAATGCTCCGCGATTCTATCGGTGGTCGTGCTGTTAACCTGCTGCCTTCTGATACCGTGCAGGATATCTACAAGATTGTTGCCGACAAGGTTAATGAGGTACTCCACCAGCACGTTATCAACGGGTCTCAGACGGTGGTGGAGCAGATTGCTGATAAGGAGACTGGTGAGTTCCGCGAGAAGGTAACGTTGGGCGAGTCTGTACTAGCTGCTCAATGGTTACAATACGGTGTGACCCGCAAGGTGACCAAACGTTCTGTCATGACGTTGGCGTACGGTTCCAAAGAGTTTGGCTTCCGCCAGCAAGTTCTTGAGGACACCATTCAGCCAGCTATTGACAACGGTGAGGGCCTGATGTTTACGCACCCTAACCAAGCGGCTGGCTACATGGCTAAGCTGATTTGGGACGCTGTGACCGTGACCGTAGTGGCCGCAGTGGAAGCAATGAACTGGCTGAAGTCTGCCGCTAAACTGCTGGCCGCTGAAGTCAAGGATAAGAAGACCAAGGAGGTGCTACGTAAGCGCTGCGCAATCCACTGGGTAACACCAGATGGCTTCCCGGTGTGGCAGGAGTACCGCAAGCAGAATCAAGCGCGTCTGAAGCTGGTCTTCCTAGGTCAAGCCAACGTTAAGATGACATACAACACCGGGAAGGACTCAGAGATTGACGCTCACAAGCAGGAATCTGGTATCGCTCCTAACTTTGTACACTCGCAAGATGGTAGCCACCTGCGCATGACTGTAGTACACGCCAATGAGGTCTACGGGATTGACTCCTTCGCACTCATCCATGACTCCTTCGGGACCATTCCGGCAGACGCTGGGAATCTCTTTAAGGCAGTCCGTGAGACGATGGTAAAGACCTACGAGGACAACGATGTAATTGCGGACTTCTACGACCAGTTTGCTGACCAGCTGCACGAGTCCCAACTGGACAAGATGCCTGCTGTCCCGGCCAAAGGTGACCTGAATCTTCGAGATATCTTAGAGTCTGACTTCGCGTTTGCGTAAGGTCTCCGGCAATTAGGACACACTATAGGGAACCTTCGAATGACCGAGGGTTCCATTACTTAAAGTCTTAACTTAAAGAATACTTAAAGAGGCACACCATGTATCAGAACACAATCAACTTTGAGCGCAAACGTGAACGTCAGCAGACTGAGGGTTATATCCCTAAGGGCCGCAAGTTGAACAAGACGAAGCGCGGTGGCGGCGTGAAGGGTTCCTTCCGTAATGCGAAGGGTGACAGTGTTGTCAACCAAGAGAAATACTTCGTAGGAGCATAACAAATGGCTGAGCAAACTAAATGGCTGTTCTCTGGTAGCACTTCACAGTGGTCACGATTGGGCGCTACCGAACGAAGACTGACGGATGAGACGGGACTACATGTAATCATGACGTATATCCCATTCAACCGCACAGTTTTATTATCCGTGTACGAACCCAGACCAGATTATGATGAGGTCCTCGTAGAGAAATCCTTCAGTCGCTGGTCGATTGACTCAGCGTCAGACTGGCTGGCAAAACTCACAGCCGACTACTCAAGTTGGAAGTAATTAGGACACACTATAGGCAGACCCAAGGTCATCGGATTCCGGCGGCCTTTATGATTGCTTATTAACCAAGGAGAAACATAATGAAACCGATAGACCGCTTCAACTCTAAAGTGAAGCCGAAAGGTTCTTGCTTAGAGTGGCAAGCCTCTCGGTTTTCATCCGGGTACGGACAATTCTTTGCTAATGGGAAGAACCATAGGGCGCACCGCTGGCTGTATGAGCACGTCAACGGGAAACTGAGTGACGGACTTGTAGTCAGGCACACGTGCGATAACCCAGCGTGCGTTAACATAGAGCACCTAGAGGTTGGTACCCAGCAGGACAACATAAACGACAAGGTACGCAGAGGTCGGCAACTTCGTGGAGAGAATCACGGTCGAGCCTTACTGACCCGAGAGGATGTTGAACGTATCCGCGAATCTAATGAAACACATAGAGAACTCGCAAAGCGCTTCTCTGTATCTGAAGGTTGCATAAACAACATTAAACTCAGGAGAACTTGGAAATGAATATCCAAACCAAACCTTACAAGGCTGTATCATTTGTTCGCTCTGCTATCGAGAAGGCGCTGGAGACTTCCGGTTACCTCATCGCAGACACTAAGCACGATGGTGTACGCGGGAACATTTGCGTAGACAACACGGCCAACGCAGCGTGGCTCAGCCGGGTCTCAAAGACCATCCCAGCCCTTGAGCACCTCAACGGTTTCGACCAGCGCTGGCAGCAGTTACTGAAAGATGACCGCTGGATTTTCCCGGATGGCTTCATGCTTGATGGTGAACTCATGGTCAAAGGTGTGGACTTCAACACTGGGTCTGGACTGTTGCGTACCAAGTGGCTCAAGAAGGGCAACATGCAGTTTGACGTCGGCGGTCCATACGAACAATGGGAGCCGGACATGAAGGGTCAACCTTTCGTACTTCACCCGAGTCACCTCAAAGTTGTCCTCTATGATATCGTCCCGCTTGACATTATCGAGCCCGGTGATGACTACAACGTGATGACCCTCCTCCGCCTTGAGCACGTCAAGGTAGCCTTACCAGTCCTGCAAGACCACTTCCCTGAAGTCGAGTGGTGCCTCTCAGAGTCCCATGAAGTTTACGACATGGACGAACTCGAAGCGCTGTACCTACAGAAACGTGAAGAAGGTCATGAAGGGCTGGTGGTCAAGGACCCTCAGGGCACCTATAAGCGCGGTAAGAAGTCCGGCTGGTGGAAGATGAAGCCAGAGAATGAGGCCGATGGTGTCGTTGTGGGCCTTAACTGGGGTACTCCCGGTCTGGCCAACGAGGGCAAGGTGATTGGCTTCGAGGTTCTCCTTGAGTCTGGTCGTGTGGTCTCAGCCAACAACATCTCGCAGGCACTTATGGAGGAGTTTACCAAGCGCGTCAAGGAGTACACCACCGAGTGTAACGCTAACGAAGCCGGGTGTTGGTATATGAACCCTTATGAGGGCTGGGCGTGCCAAATCAAGTACATGGAGGAGACTCCAGACGGTTCTCTGCGTCACCCATCGTTCGACAAATGGCGTGGTACCGAGGCTAACCCAACCATCAAGATGTAATTAGGACCCACTATAGGAGACAACAATATGTCCATCAATCTGATTCTAATCATCGTATTCATCCTCGCGGCTATCGTGTGGTCGATGAACGACGAGCCACCTAAAGGAGCATAAACCATGCGCTTACACTTCAATAAATCCAACGGTATCTTCTCGGTTCGCCGGGAGGACCGCAGCACTGTAGCAGCCACTGAGCGTCACGGTAAGTTACCTCGCATGTTCGACACCTTCAAGCTGGCACCCAACGTACACATTATCGTAACTCGCGGTCTCTACGAAGCAGCGGCTGAAAAGTCCAGACCTTTCGTACCCGTAGTGGTCACCAAATGGCCTAACGTTAAAGGGTTCTTTATGCGACTGAAGGAGATTATCAATGAGTAAGGTAACGGTATCAACCTTCTGTGACGCCTGTGCGTTCGACGATGATCGTTACCCTCACACATGCCCCATATGCACAGCATGTGGTAAGCACAATGGTGACCATTTATCACCTTGCCAAGACATCCTCGACCGCAAAGAGGACGACGGTGTTAAGCAACCAAGTCACTACCAGCTGTTCGGAGGCATCGAGGCCATTGAGGTGATTGCTCGCAGTATGACTCAGGAGATGTTCAAAGGGTACTGCCTCGGGAACATCCTCAAGTACCGCCTTCGGGCCGGGAAGAAGTCCGAGCTGGCAACCTTAGAGAAAGACATGGCGAAGGCCGCTTTCTATCTGGAGCTGTACACCAAGCACAAAGGTCTGTGTTATGACGCCTAGTGAATGGGAAAGAAAGATGTACGAGAAGACGCTCGACCCTGCGCACATCACCCTGTATAACATGTGGAAGGAGCGAGAAGATGCAAAAGTTCGTCGTAACGGTCGAGACAGCTAACGCATCGTACGAACTCCCGGTACACGCTGGGTCTCTTGAGGAGGCCCTTGAAGTTGCCGAGGCGGAGTACGAAGAGTTAGGTCAGGTGACTCGGGTGCGCCCGGATAGTCATTAGGACACACTATAGGGACACAGGCTGTCCCTCTTTCTGTTATAAACCAAAGGAGATTCATCATGGCATTCGCTAAGAAGAAAATTTACACCACTAAGATTGGTACCTGTGAGCCATACGCTTACTTCAACAAGCCGGACTATGGCGGTGAGGGTTTTGAGAACCCACGCGGTACCTACAAGGGTTCCGTAACGTTCAAGAACGAAGACTGTCAGGAGCTGGTATACCTCATCGTTAAGACCCATGAGGAAAACTACGCTGCTCGTCTGGAAGCGCATGAAGCGAACCCACCGAAGGTTCAGAAGGGTAAGAAACCTCTGAAGCCGTACGAAGGCGACATGCCGTTCTTCGATAACGGTGACGGTACCACCACGTTCAACTTCAAGTGCTACGGTTCGTACGAAGACAAGAAGACTGGCGAGACCAAGAAGATTGTTCTGGGCGTAGTAGACGCGAAGGGCAAGCGCATCCAAGACGTTCCGATTATCGGCGGCGGCTCCAAAGTGAAGATTCGCTTCTCGCTGGTACCATACGGCTGGTCTGCGGTAGCTGGTGCCTCCGTTAAGTTGCAGCTGGAGGGCGTGATGCTGGTCGAACTGGCTACCTTTGGTGGTGGTGAAGACGACTGGGCTGACGAAGCCGTAGAAGGTGGTTACGAAGCGGACGAGTCTCGCAGCCGTAAACCTCAGGAAGACCCGGAAGACTGGTCTGGTGAGGAGGCTGACGAGGGCGAAGCTGAAGAAGACGATGACTTCTAATGGCGGGCTATGGGGCCAAAGGGATTCGGAAGGTGGGTGCCTTCCGGTCTGGCCTTGAGGACAAGGTGTCCAAGCAGTTAGAATCAAAGGGCGTCACGTTCGACTACGAATTGTGGCGCATCCCTTACGTTATTCCTGCGAGTGACCACCTTTACACTCCAGACTTCTTGTTACCCAACGGTATCTTCGTGGAGACTAAGGGTCTCTGGGAAGCCGAGGACCGCAAGAAGCACCTACTGATTCGTGAGCAGCACCCGGAGTTAGACATCCGGTTAGTGTTCTCATCGAGTCGCACTAAGATTTACAAAGGGTCGCCCACCAGTTACGCTGAGTGGTGCGAGAAGCATAACATCTTGTTTGCCGACAAATTGATTCCCGTAGACTGGCTGAAGGAGCCGAAGCGTGATGTACCGTTCGGCAAGTTCAAGCAGAAGAAAGGAGCAAAGTAAGTATGGCCAAAGTTCAATTCACTAAGCGCAAGGAGACCTCTCAGATTTTCGTTCACTGTTCGGCAACCAAGGCAACCATGGATGTAGGTGTCCGTGAGATTCGCCAGTGGCACAAAGAGCAGGGCTGGCTGGATGTTGGGTACCACTTCATCATCCGTCGTGACGGTACCGTAGAGGCGGGCCGTGACCAAGACGCTGTGGGTTCACACGTCAAGGGATACAACTCGACTTCTGTCGGTGTGTGTCTGGTGGGTGGTATCGACGCCAAGGGCAACCCTGAGGCAAACTTCACACCTCAGCAGATGAGCGCACTGAAGGGATTGCTGCACGAGCTTAAGGGGACCTACCCCAAGGCTGTCATTATGGCGCACCACGACGTAGCGCCGAAGGCTTGTCCTAGCTTCGACCTGCAACGCTGGGTAAAGACTGGCGAACTGGTAACTTCTGACAGGGGCTGACATGATTGCTCAGGCTCTCATCATATTCGGGCTACCAATCCTGCTAGTTAGTACGCTTTACTGTATAAACAAGGAATGGTTCAGCGACGGACAAGAGTAAATAATTAGGGCACACTACAGGGAGACAATTACGTTTCCCTGTTGTCGCACATTCTGTACAAATTATGGTCAGGCTAAGGTGCACTTGGCGTAGCGCTGCGTTTCATTTGGGTTCGATTCCCGGACTGACCACACCAACGGAGATTACTTTATGAGCAAAGAACACATCATCGACATTACAGTCGTCATTGTTACAATACTGTCCGCAATGGTACTTGGTGCCACCCTTATGTATTCCTATCTTAATTGAGGTGACCCATGGAAAACTTAAAGCAACACTTCGACCCAATCCCATTCCTAGCGTATGGGCTGTTAGGTCTGTGGGCGGTTACGTTTCTCATAGCATTCTTCATGTCGTGTGTTGACGGGATGGCTTTATGAGAAAGTCCTATAAGCAATACCACAAAGGCCCAAGAGGACACATCCGGGTTTGGGAAGCAGCTAATGGGCCTATACCTGATGGGTACTACATAGACCACATTGACGGCAATCCACTCAACGATGATCTGAGTAACTTGCGCTTGGCGCTTCCGAAAGAGAACTCATGGAACATGAAGACTCCTAAGAGTAACAAGACGGGGCTGAAAGTTTTATCGTGGAAGGCTAGTCATGAGTCGTGGCGAGGTTCAATCCTCAAGGAAGGCAAGCAGTATTCCAAAACCTCCAAGGACTTATTGGAAGTGGTCTCTTGAATTTACCGCATGAGGAGAGAGTTACATGGACAATTCGCTAGATTCAGATAGTGTTTTCCTTTATCACATACCCTGCGAGCATTGCGGCTCGTCAGATGGGAACTCCCTGTTCTCAGATGGACACCAATACTGCTACGTGTGTGAGAAATGGGTACCGGGTGATGACCAAAAGCGCTCGGAGATTGCCAACAGAAGACCCAAAGGAGGGAATTACGGGATGAATACACAAGGTTCAGGCTTATTGGTATTCGGCGAGAACGACGGTCGGTATACTGACCTGACTGCTCGTGGTATCTCAAAGGCGACATGCCAGAAGGCTGGCTATTGGGTCGCCAAGGTCCGAGGGACTGCCTATCAGGTGGCCGACTATCGTGACCAGAATGGCTCCATTGTCTCTCAGAAGTTGCGGGACAAGGAGAAGAACTTCTCTACCCGAGGGTCTCACAAAGGGGATGCACTGTTTGGTAAGCACCTATGGAATGGTGGCAAGAAGATTGTCATCACAGAGGGTGAAATCGACATGTTAACCGTGATGCAACTTCAGGATTGTAAGTGGCCTGTGGTTTCTCTCGGTCACGGTGCGTCAGCCGCTAAGAAAACTTGTAGTGCAAACTATGAGTACTTCGATAGCTTCGACCAGATTATCCTAATGTTCGACATGGATGACCCCGGTCGTGCAGCCATTGAGGAAGCCGCTCAGGTTCTCCCTCCCGGTAAGGTCCACGTGGCCGTGTTAACCGAGAAGGATGCTAACGAGTGTTTACTCAAAGGCAAGGGCAAGGAAGTTCTCGACCAGATATGGAACGCGGCCCCATGGGTACCAGATGGTGTCATCGGCGCGATGTCCATGAAGGACCGAGTGCGTGAGGCCATGACCAGCGAACAGAGTGTAGGATACCTTTTCTCGGGATGTCCGGGACTGAATGACCGAACCTTGGGTGCACGTGGTGGCGAAGTCATCATGGTCACTTCTGGGTCAGGAATGGGTAAGTCTACGTTCGTTCGCCAGCAGGCCCTAGGGTTCGCTAGAGGGCAAGGACTGCGGGTAGGCATGGCGATGCTTGAGGAGTCCGTAGAGGAGACCATGGAGGATGTCCTAGGGATTGCTAACGGAATCCGCTTACGGCAGCAGCCTCGTGAGTTCAAGCAGAAGCTGATAGAAGACGGGACGTATGACAAATGGTTCGATGAACTGTATGGCACCGACCAGTTCCATCTCTACGACTCCTTTGCGGAGGCTGAGGTTGACCGACTGTTAGCGAAGCTGCACTACATGCGCACAGGGTTGAACTGTGACGTAATCATTCTTGACCACATCTCAATCGTAGTGTCTGCCTCAGAGGAATCCGATGAGCGCAAGATGATTGACCGCCTCATGACCAAGCTGAAAGGGTTCGCTAAGTCAACCGGAGTGGTACTCATTGTTATTTGCCACCTGAAGAACCCGGAGAAAGGTAAAGCTCATGAAGAAGGACGTGCTGTTTCCATTACTGACCTGCGTGGGTCTGGGTCTCTGCGTCAACTCTCTGATACTATCATTGCCCTTGAGCGTAATCAGCAAGGGGACATGCCTAATCTTGTCCTCCTTCGTATTCTCAAGTGTCGCTTTAATGGTATTGGCGTTGGCATTGCGGGATACATGGAGTACAACGAAAGGACCGGACTCCTTGAACCGTCTAGCTACACTGGCGGAGAAGGAGAGGGAGATACCGGCTGGGAAGGCCACGAAGAAGACGACTACTGAGAAGTGTCAATGCCCAGCGTGTGACTGGGCGTCACCATATTGTAACCACTGAAAGGAGAACCACCATGATTAAACTCATCGAAGCATTAGGACGTCTGGTCGTATCACTGTATGTCCGTGAAGCAAAGGCATTTGATGCAAAGGCTAAATCAAAAGCCAAGGATGCAGGTCGTCTAGCTGCTGAAGCTGACATTGCCATGAAAGAGGCGCGTAACAACGTCACCAAGGCTGCGAACGCTGCGGCTAAAGCTCAGAAACTTAAGGAGTTCTTCTAATGACTACCATTAAAGCTAAGTTCCCCGGTAATACCATTCAGCTGTCCGACACCGTTGACCAGTGGGGCCGTAAGGTTCACATTAACGTTCGCAACGACAAAGTCACTCTGGTCTACCGCTGGAAGGCAAAGAGTGATAACCGTGCGCACACTCAGCGAGTGACCCTTGACGATGTTCAAGCAGCTCGCTTACTGGCGTCCGTTGCGGTTGCAGCGACTGTGGCTATAGGTGAAGACAAGGTACGTGAAGTCCTCCTGAATAAAGAGGTAGACTCAACGGTGACCCGTCTGGCCGAAGCGTTAGAAGCTAAGTGATAAACTCAAGGTCATTACTATATGTAGTGGCCTTTATGATTATCATACACAACATATTGAGGAGGCAGCATGCATAAACTTACGAAAGTACAGACAGCCCAGTCCTTACTGTCTCGTACAATTCCGAATGGAGAATGCCTTGAGTGGACTGGAAGTCTCAGAAGCGGTTACGGGAGGGTAACGACTCAGGGTAAAGGCTGGACAGTAATACGCTTAATCTGGGAATTACTTAATGGCCCTATAGATAAAGGACTTGTTGTGAGGCACAAGTGCGACAATCGGAAATGCTGTAATCCTGAGCATCTCGAATTGGGAACAAGGGCTGACAACATGAACGATAGGTTCCTTCGTGGTGGTTACAATATGTACCCTAGCCCGGAATCGGTAGTAAGTCTACGACGCATCGGAGTAACACAAAGTAGCATAGCTGCGTTCTTCGGCGTAACACAAGGTCATATCTCACGAATTTGTAGCGGTGAGTATCGAGGTGCAAAGTGCTAGTTACAGACATCGAGGCGAACAACCTCTTAGAGAAAGTCACTCAGTTCCACTGTGGTGTCATCTATGACTACAGCACGGATGAGTACGTATCGTATCGACCTTGGGACTTCTCAACGTATCTCGATGCGTTGGAAGCCGAGGTTGCTCGTGGTGGTCTCATCGTATTCCACAACGGTCACAAGTATGATGCCCCAGTGTTGACCAAGTTGGCCAAGCTCCAGTTAAACCGCGAGTTCCACCTGCCGCGTGAGAACGTCGTTGACACATTAGTGCTTAGTCGTTTGCTGTATGCGAACATTAAGGACACCGATATGGCTCTGCTGCGTTCCGGTAGATTACCCGGTAAGCGCTTCGGGTCTCACGCTCTGGAGGCGTGGGGTTACCGATTAGGCGAGATGAAGGGTGAGTACAAGGATGACTTCAAGAAGCTCCTTGAGGAACAGGGAGAGGACTATGTGGACGGTGCTGAGTGGATTAGCTTCAACGAGCCGATGATGGACTATAACGTCCAAGACGTTGTGGTTACCAAGGCACTCTTAGAGAAGCTGCTGAGCGATAAGCACTACTTCCCGGTCACCGATGGTGCTGGAGATAACTGGTGGATGCATGACGCCGTGACGTTCTGGCAGTATTCCTGTGAGGCCGTCTGGCTGGAACACCGGGCCGCATGGTTGCTCGCTAAGCAGGAGCGTAACGGCTTCCCGTTTGACACCAAGGCCATTGAGGAACTCTATGTTGAACTCGCTGGTCGTCGCTCTGAACTACTTCAGACACTTACCGACACTTTCGGTACTTGGTATCAACCTAAGGGAGGCACTGAGTTATTCCTGCACCCTCGCACTGGTAAGCCGCTGGGTAAATACCCACGAGTGAAGTACCCGAAGCAGGGTGGCATCTACAAGAAGCCCAAGAACAAAGCTCAGCGTGAGGGTCGTGAACCCTGTGAGCTGGACACTCGGGATTACGTAGAGGGCGCTCCGTATACACCAGTAGAGCACGTTGTGTTTAACCCAAGTAGCCGAGACCACATTGCGCTTAAGCTTAAGGAAGCCGGATGGATACCTACAGAGTTCACCGATAAAGGTGCACCTAAGGTAGACGACGAGGTCCTTGAGCATGTTCGTGTGGAAGACCCTGAGAAGCAGCGCTGTATCGACCTCATCAAAGAGTACCTGATGATACAGAAGCGAATCGGTCAGGCAGCTGAGGGTGACAAAGCGTGGCTACGTTACGTTCAAGAGGATGGTAAAATTCATGGGTCCGTTAATCCCAATGGGGCCGTTACAGGCCGAGCCACTCACAGTTTTCCTAATCTCGGACAGGTTCCCGGAGTCCGTTCTCCTTATGGTGAACCTTGCCGAGCCGCATTCGGAGCTGAACACCACCTTGATGGTATTACTGGAAAACCTTGGGTTCAAGCAGGTATCGATGCCTCCGGTCTGGAATTGCGATGTCTCGCCCACTTTATGTCCAAGTACGATAATGGAGATTACGCGGACGTTATCCTTAATGGTGACATTCACACAGTTAATCAACAGGCCGCTGAGCTTCCGACTCGTGACAACGCGAAGACCTTTATCTACGGGTTCCTTTACGGAGCAGGAGATGAGAAGATTGGACAAATCGTTGGAGCAGGTAAGGAACGCGGAAAGGAACTCAAGAAGAAATTCCTTGAGAACACCCCAGCAATCGCGGCCTTGCGTGAAGGAATCCAGCAGACCCTCGTCGAGTCATCCCGATGGGTTGCCGGAGAGCAGAAAGTCAAGTGGAAACGACGCTGGATTAAGGGACTGGATGGAAGAAAGGTACACGTTCGGTCACCACATGCCGCGCTCAACACGTTGCTTCAGTCAGCGGGTGCGCTCATTTGTAAGCTGTGGATTATCGAGACTGAAGAGCTGCTTCTCAAGGCTGGCTTGAAGCATGGCTGGGATGGTGACTTTGCGTACATGGCGTGGGTGCACGATGAGATTCAAGTAGCGTGCCGAACCCCAGAGATTGCACAGCAGGTCATTGACATAGCGCAGCAAGCTATGCGTAACGTTGGGGAACACTTTAAGTTCCGTTGCCGTCTGGACACAGAAGGTAAGATGGGTCCTAACTGGGCCGTATGTCACTAATAATACAGGAGATTTATCATGGGTATGAACAAAAAGTTTCGCGTAACGTTTGACGTAACGGCGACTATGAGTAATGAGCAGGAGCAGGAGTTCCTCAAGGACCTGCTGGAACTTGCCGATTCTGTAGGCACGGACAAACGTCAGGCGCACATCGTCACCGAGGCAATCACCAACGGACACGAGGCGGCGCTCGCCTTCGTTTTACAGAGTGGTCTGCGTGAAGCAATCAAGGAGCTTGGCAAGGAGGTCAACTGTGAGTCAGTGACCGTACGCTTCTCCCCGGCAATCGTGAGGGTGACCAAGTGAGCGAGTACCTTAAAGTTCTGGCTGCCCTCAAGGGCTGCCCTAAGTCCTTCCAGTCGAACTACGTGCGGAACAACGCTGCGTTAGTCGCTGAGGCTGCGAGCCGTGGTCACATTTCGTGTCTGACCATGAGTGGTCGCAATGGTGGTGCTTGGGAAATTACCAGTGCCGGAGTGAAATTCCTTAAGACACATGGAGGTTGCCTATGAGAAAGAGAATGGTGTTCGTTCACCCGTTGGAACCTAAATCACACTGGGAAACTGCTGGTGGTATCGTCTGGTTTTACAAGGATGGCTACATGCTGCGCCAGTCCCTAGTCACCCACAAGGACCTTCACGACCCGAAGATGGGTTTTAAATTCAAGGAGTTAAAGAATGAGTAAGCACACATTGTTATCCTTCAGTGACTACCGGGCAACCCAGAAGATTGCCAAAGGTGTCCTTGTGATGGATGGTGACTGGCTGGTATTCCAAGCCATGAGTGCCGCTGAGTTCGATGCCTCTTGGGAGGAGGAGATTTGGCACCGCTGCTGTGACCACGCCAAGGCTCGCGAGATTCTGGAAAACTCCATTGAGTCCTACAAGGGACGCAAGAAGGCGTGGAAGAATGCTGATGTTGTCCTAGCGTTCACTGACCGTGTCAACTGGCGTAAGCTACTGGTAGACCCATCGTATAAAGAGAACCGCTCAGTCGTTAAGAAGCCTGTGGGTTACTTCGAGTTCCTAGAGTCTGTCTTTGAGACCTACACGTGTATCCTTGAGCCTCAGCTCGAAGGTGATGACGTGATGGGCATCATCGGGTCTGGCCCTCTAATGTATAACTACGAGAAGGCTGTACTGGTCTCCTGTGACAAGGACTTTAAGACCATACCGGATTGTGACTTCCTGTGGTGTACGACTGGTAACATCCTCGTGCAGACTAAGGAGACAGCCGACTACTGGCACCTCTTCCAGACTATCAAAGGTGACATCACCGATGGTTACGGTGGCATCCCCGGATGGGGCGATACCGCTGAGGACTTCCTCAAGGAACCCTTCATTGTGGAGCCTGTAACGTCTGTGCTGAAGTCTGGCAAGAACAAGGGCCAAGAGGTAACCAAGTGGGTTAAACGCGCTCCTGAGCCGGGAGAGACGCTCTGGGACTGCATTAAGTCCATTGGTGCCAAAGCAGGGATGACCGAAGCGGAAGTAATCAAGCAGGGCCAGATGGCTCGCATCCTCCGTTCTGATGAGTACAACATCGAGACTGGGGAGATTACTCTATGGCAACCGGGCAGCTGATTCTCATCGTACTGACCATGGGCTTAGTCGCTCGTGGCCTCTGGATGTTGGCCTTGATTATCAAGCAGATAGTCGAACACAAAGCAGAGTGATAAACTCATGGGCACAATTAGGACCCACTATAGGGAAGTGCCCATTATGATTATTACTTAAAGATTACTTAGAGAGGAGACTCAAATGTTAAAACCTATAGAGCACATCCTTAACAATCCTAATGACCTTCCTGACGTACCGCGAGCTGTCAAGGAGTACCTACAGTCTCGCTTCAATGCTGACTTCCTGTATCAGTCAGAGGTCCGTAAGCTGCGTGAGGCTGGCCACAGCGAGGAGTTCATCTCCGGTGTACTGTACGGTCACTACATGGCTTCTCGTGTCCTTGACGAGATGGAGGGACGTCAGCGTGCACTCAAAGAAGGAGATTGATTATGTGTTTCTCACCTAAGATGAAAGCACCTAAGGTCGACACAACGACTGTCCCTGAGCCAGCGCCGCTGACGGAGGAACCTAAGGGTATCCAGTACGGTGGCGATGAGTACTCAAACAGCACCACTCCCGAGGTGTCAGGGCGTAAGTCACTCAAGGTGACCAAGACGACCGAGCCTGTAGGCTCCGTCAGTAAAATCCGTAAGTCAGCTTTAGGAGGCTAACATGGGACTGTTCAAGAAAATCAAGAAGGCTATCTCCAAGGTAGTCAAGGCACCACTCAAGGCCGTGGGGCTGGCAGCAGATGCACCTAACGTGCAGACAGCCGCCGAGACACCTGTGGCAGCACCTCAGGAAGCACCGAAAGAGGTAGTGGAGGACGTTGAGTCTTCGGCAGACACCGAGTCCGGCAAGAAGAAATCACGTGCATCTGGCAAGAAGTCCCTCTCAGTTTCCCGCAGCTCAGGCGGTGGGATTAACCTGTAAGGAGGTGACCCGTGGCAGAAGTTAAACTCGAAGGCTTCGCAGAGGAGGGAGCCAAGGCGGTGTATGACCGTCTGAAGAACGACCGACAACCTTACGAGACACGAGCAGAGTCCTGTGCGCAGTACACGATTCCCTCGCTGTTCCCTAAGGACTCCGATAATGCATCGACCGATTACACGACTCCGTGGCAATCCGTAGGTGCTCGCGGCCTGAACAATCTAGCGTCCAAGCTGATGCTGGCCCTGTTCCCGATGCAGTCATGGATGAAGTTGACCATTAGTGAACACGAAGCGAAGAACCTTCTGGGTGACGCTGAGGGTCTCGCTAAGGTCGACGAGGGTCTCTCAATGGTAGAGCGCATCATCATGAACTACATCGAGTCCAACAGTTACCGCGTGACGCTCTTTGAGTGCCTGAAGCAACTGTGTGTGGCCGGGAACGCGCTGCTGTACTTACCGGAGCCTGAGGGTTACACCCCGATGAAGCTCTATCGTCTGAACTCGTATGTGGTCCAGCGAGACGCTTTCGGTAACGTACTCCAGATTGTCACTCTCGACAAGATTGCGTTCAACGCTCTCCCTGAGGATGTCCGCAGCCAAGTGGAAGCAGCCCAAGGTGAGCAGAAGGAAGACGCTGAGATTGACGTCTATACCCACGTGTACCTGAACGAAGCCGGGGATGGCTACTCGAAGTACGAAGAGGTTGCCGAAGCGGTGGTTCCGGGCAGTGAGGCTGAGTACCCGCTCGAAGAGTGTCCGTACATTCCGGTCCGCATGGTCCGCATCGACGGTGAATCCTACGGTCGTTCCTACGTGGAAGAGTATCTGGGCGACCTCAAGTCCCTTGAGAACCTCCAAGAGTCCATCGTGAAGATGGCCATGATTACCGCGAAGGTCATCGGTCTGGTAGACCCGGCAGGTATCACTCAGGTCCGCCGACTCACGGCAGCACAGTCTGGTGCGTTCGTACCAGGACGTAAGCAGGACATTGAGTTCCTCCAGCTGGAGAAGTCCGGCGACTTTACCGTAGCGAAGAACGTAAGCGACACCATTGAGGCTCGCCTCTCGTATGCCTTTATGCTCAACAGTGCGGTACAACGTACAGGTGAGCGAGTCACAGCTGAAGAGATTCGGTATGTGGCGTCAGAGCTGGAAGATACCTTAGGTGGTGTCTACTCGATTCTCTCGCAGGAACTCCAGCTGCCTCTGGTAAGAGTACTCTTGAAGCAACTACAAGCCACGCAGCAACTCCCGGAGTTACCTAAAGAGGCCGTCGAGCCAACTATCAGCACTGGCCTTGAGGCTATCGGACGTGGTCAGGACCTTGACAAGCTAGAGCGGTGCATTGCCGCATGGTCAGCCCTCAAGGCCCTAGAAGGTGATGATGACCTCAACTTGGCTAACCTCAAGTTACGTATCGCTAACGCTATCGGACTCGACACGGCTGGTATGCTTCTCACTCAGGAGCAGAAGAACGCCCTTATGGCGCAGCAGGGTGCCCAGATTGCTACACAGCAAGGGGCCGCAGCTCTGGGTCAAGGGATGGCCGCACAGGCTACTGCAAGTCCTGAAGCGATGGCCGCAGCGGCTGATTCAGTCGGTATGCAGCCGGGTATGTAATTAGGGCACACTATAGGGAGATACATCCAGATTGAATGAGGTCTGGTCAGAAGGTTCGAGTCCTTCGTGTTTCCCTCTTAGTCTTAACTTTAAGGAGATTGAAATGGCTGGCGAATCTAACGCAGACGTATACGCATCCTTCGGTGTTAACAGTGCTGTACTGACTGGCAGTACACCTGAGGAGCACCAAGAAAACATGTTGGCTCTTGATGTTGCTGCCCGTGATGGCGATGATGCAATCGAGCTGAACACCAACAGTGATGACCCGTATGGTTCCGATGTGGACCCGTTCGGTGAACCTGAAGAGGGCCGTATGCAGGTCCGTATCTCCGCTGACGGTTCAGACGAACAGGATGGCGAAGATGATAATGGTGAAGAAGAACAGCAGGGCGAAGATGAGAGTCAGCCGGAGGAAGTAACCGACGATGGTGAACCTGAAGAGTTCAAACCGATTGGTGAAACTCCGGCTGACATCAACGAAGCCTCCCAGCAGCTGGAAGAACACGAAGCTGGCTTTAACGACATGGTTGCTACTGCAGTCGAACGCGGTCTCTCACAGGATGCTGTGACCCGTATTCAGCAGGAGTACCAGAACGAAGACCGATTGTCCGATGAGTCCTACCGAGAGTTGGCTGAGGCTGGCTACAGTAAGGCATTCGTCGATGCATACATTCGTGGTCAGGAAGCTCTGGTCAACCAGTATGTAGAGAAGGTGATGGACTTTGTGGGCGGCCGTGAGCGCTTCCAGCAGGTCTACACCCACATGCAGACCAATAACCCTGAGGGTGCCGAGGCACTCATCAAGGCTTTTGAGTCTCGTGATGTAGCCACAATGAAGACGATTCTGAACCTAGCGGGACAGTCTCGTGATAAAACCTTTGGTAAGAAAGCTGAGCGCTCTATTGCCAAGCGTGCAACCCCAGCGAAACCTGTGGCCCGTAAGGCTGAGGGCTTCGAGTCTCAAGCTGAGATGATTAAGGCTATGTCCGACCCGCGCTACCGCACCGACTCTAAGTATCGTCGTGAGGTGGAACAGAAGGTTATCGACTCTAAGTTTTAATTAGGGCCCACTATAGGGAGACTGACAACCTCGTAATAACGGCGACCATTCGTCAGGTGCGAGACTGTGCTATCAGATAGACTAGGAGATTATGGGTGAGGCCTAGACTCCCTTCGAGTTACACAATGAGTATCACCTCGTTTCAAGTAGTACCTCAACAGCTTGGCAACGATAGGCCCGTTTGGTCAGCGTAATGACTAATTCTATTCTTAAACAACATAAGGAGATTCAACATGGGTAACATGCAAGGTGGACAGCAGCTCGGTACTAACCAAGGTAAAGGTCAATCCGCAGCAGACAAGCTGGCGCTATTCCTGAAAGTATTCGGCGGTGAAGTCCTGACCGCATTCGCTCGTACCTCTGTGACCACCAACCGTCACATGCAGCGTCAAATCAGCTCCGGTAAGTCCGCACAGTTCCCTGTGATTGGCCGCACCAAGGCTGCTTACCTACAACCGGGCGAGTCTCTGGATGACAAACGTAAAGACATCAAGCACACCGAGAAGACCATTAACATTGATGGCCTGCTGACTGCGGACGTGCTGATTTACGACATCGAAGACGCGATGAACCACTATGACGTGCGCTCCGAGTACACCTCTCAGATTGGCGAATCTCTGGCGATGGCAGCTGATGGTGCGGTACTGGCTGAGCTGGCTGGTCTGGTTAACCTCGCGGATTCCGTCAACGAGAACATTGCTGGTCTGGGCAAACCGTCCCTGCTGGAGGTTGGCACCAAGGCTGACCTGACTGACCCGGTCAAACTGGGCCAAGCGGTTATCGCACAGCTGACCATTGCTCGTGCGGCTCTGACCAAGAACTACGTCCCGGCTAACGACCGTACGTTCTACACCACCCCGGACGCGTACTCTGCGATTCTGGCGGCTCTGATGCCTAACGCTGCGAACTATGCGGCTCTGATTGACCCTGAGCGTGGTTCTATCCGTAACGTGATGGGCTTCGAAGTCGTCGAGGTTCCGCACCTGACCGCTGGTGGTGCTGGTGATGACCGCCCGGACGAAGGCGCAGAAGCTACCAACCAGAAGCACGCCTTCCCGGCAACTGGTGGTAAAGTCAACAAAGAGAACGTTGTGGGCCTGTTCCAGCACCGTTCCGCTGTTGGTACCGTCAAGCTGAAAGACCTCGCTCTGGAACGTGCTCGCCGCGCTGAGTATCAGGCTGACCAGATTATCGCTAAGTACGCGATGGGTCACGGTGGTCTGCGCCCTGAGTCTGCGGGTGCGCTGGTTTTCACGGCGGCCTAAGCGTAAATACCTTTAGTGCTCGGGCGGTAACTCCGCCTGAGTACGAGGTACAGACTGTGGCTATTGCTGGTGATTCACTTAAGGTGACACTTGATGGGCTGGATGGAGTAACGGACTGGTCAAGCCTTGAGGTAACTTATGGTACTTCAGGGATTGCCAGCCACACTCGCCGCACCAACACGCTGTACTTCAAAGGAATCGCTGTAGGCGAAACTCTAGTGACTGTCAGCTTTGACGGGTCTGAAAGGAAGTCCTTTAAGCTGGTCGTGACTAATTAAACTAAGCCAAACCCCTTGGGGACCACTCACGGTCTCTGAGGGGTTTTTTCGTTAGGAGCTTACATTATGAACATGCAAGATGCTTACTTTGGGTCTGCCGCTGAGCTGGATGCTGTCAACGAGATGCTCGCAGCCATCGGCGAATCCCCGGTGACAACCCTTGACGAAGATGGTAGCGCAGACGTAGCGAACGCTCGTCGTATCCTCAACAGGATTAACCGCCAGATTCAGTCTAAAGGATGGGCCTTCAATATCAATGAGTCGGCCACATTGACCCCGGATGCCAGCACTGGACTCATCCCGTTCCGTCCGGCCTACCTGTCAATCCTTGGTGGCCAGTACGTTAACCGTGGTGGTTGGGTGTACGATAAGTCCACAGGGACAGATACCTTCTCTGGACCAATCACAGTGACCCTGATTACCCTTCAGGATTACGACGAGATGCCTGAGTGTTTCCGCCAGTGGATTGTCACCAAGGCCAGCCGCCAGTTCAACTCGCGGTTCTTCGGGGCAGAGGATGTAGAGAACTCTCTGGCACAGGAAGAGATGGAAGCGCGTATGGCGTGCAACGAGTACGAGATGGACTTCGGGCAGTACAACATGCTTGATGGTGACGCATACGTACAGGGTCTCATCGGTCGTTAATCAGAAACTTAAGGAGGACCAAATGGCTCTCGTATCACAATCAATCAAGAATCTCAAGGGAGGCATTAGCCAGCAGCCTGAAATCCTACGGTATCCCGAGCAGGGTTCGCTTCAGGTCAACGGTTGGTCCTCCGAGACTGAGGGTCTCCAGAAGCGACCACCTATGGTGTTCATCAAGTCCCTTGGACCTCGTGGCTACTTGGGGGAAGACCCGTACATCCACCTCATTAACCGTGACGAATACGAGCAGTATTACGCCGTGTTCACAGGGAATGACGTTAGGGTGTTCGACCTGTCCGGCTATGAGTATCAGGTCCGAGGAGACCGCTCATACGTGACCGTCAATAACCCTAAGGACAACTTGCGGATGGTCACCGTGGCCGACTACACGTTCATCGTGAACCGAACCAGACAGGTCCGGGAGAACCAGAACATGACCAACGGTGGAACCTTCCGAGATAACGTTGACGCCCTCATTAACGTTCGTGGTGGTCAGTATGGTCGTAAGCTCGAAGTGAACATTAACGGTGTATGGGTAAGCCACCAGCTCCCTCCGGGTGACAACGCTAAGGATGACCCGCCTAAGGTGGACGCTCAGGCCATCGCTGAGGCCATCGCTACTCTGCTCAGAACTGCACACCCTACGTGGACATTCAACGTGGGAACAGGGTACATCCACTGCATCGCTCCCGCAGACACCACCATTGACATCTTGGAGACAAAGGATGGCTACGCTGACCAGCTGATTAACCCAGTGACCCATTACGTCCAGAGCTTCTCTAAGTTGCCTCTGAACGCTCCAGATGGGTACATGGTGAAGATTGTCGGGGACACATCCAAGACCGCCGACCAGTATTACGTTAAGTACGACAAGAGTCAGAAGGTCTGGAAGGAAACTGTGGGGTGGAACATCTCGGTCGGCCTTGAGTACCACACGATGCCTTGGACACTGGTTCGTGCGGCTGACGGTAACTTTGACCTCGGGTATCACGAATGGAAGGACCGCCGAGCTGGTGACGATGATACCAACCCTCAGCCATCCTTTGTGAACTCGACGATAACTGACGTGTTCTTCTTCAGGAACCGCTTAGGGTTCATCTCTGGGGAGAACATTGTGATGTCCCGTACCAGCAAATACTTTGAGTTCTACCCGCCGTCAGTGGCCAACTACACGGACGATGACCCGCTGGATGTTGCCGTGAGTCACAACCGTGTGTCGGTCCTCAAGTACGCTGTGAGCTTCGCTGAGGAGCTGCTGCTGTGGTCCGACGAGGCACAGTTCGTCCTGTCGGCAAATGGTGTGTTGTCCGCTAAGACTGCACAGCTGGACCTGACAACTCAGTTCGATGTGTCAGACCGTGCGCGTCCTTACGGTATCGGTAGGAATATCTACTATGCGTCTCCTCGCAGCTCCTTTACGTCCATTATGCGCTACTACGCGGTACAGGATGTAAGCTCTGTGAAGAACGCAGAGGACATGACGGCCCACGTCCCGAACTACATCCCGAACGGTGTGTACAGTATCAACGGGTCCGGTACTGAGAACTTCGCGTGTGTGCTGACCAAGGGTGCTCCCAGCAAGGTGTTCATCTACAAGTTCCTCTACATGGACGAGAACATTCGACAGCAGTCATGGTCCCACTGGGACTTCGGAGATGGTGTGGAGGTGATGGCTGCGAACTGCATCAACTCAACGATGTACCTGCTGATGCGGAACGCCTACAACGTGTGGATAGCTGCTGTGGACTTTAAGAAGGAGTCGACTGACTTCCCGTTCGAGCCTTACAGGTTCCACGTGGATGCCAAGCGGTCATATCACATCTCAGAGACTGCGTACGACATCGAGACCAACCAGACGGTAGTGAACGTCAAGGACATCTACGGTGCGTCGTTCTCCAAGGGTACGGTGGCAATCTGCGAGAGTGACGGCAAAATCACCGAGTATGAGCCGATGGGTGACTCTTGGGATTCAACCCCAGACATCCGCATTAGCGGTGACATCTCTGGCAAGGATATCGTCATTGGGTTCCTGTACGACTTCCAATATGTGTTCAGTCTGTTCCTCATCAAGCAGGAGCAGAACGACGGCACAACGTCCACAGAGGACGCCGGACGCCTACAGCTTCGTAGAGCATGGGTGAACTATCAGGACACTGGTGCGTTCACTGTGAGCGTCGATAATGGTAGCCGTGAGTTCAACTATCTGGTCAACGCCAGAGTGGGTTCTACCGGTCTACGTCTGGGCCAGAAGGCAACAACCACTGGTCAGTATCGTTTCCCGGTGACAGGTAACGCGCTGTATCAGAAGGTGTCTCTGAGTTCCTTCAACGCCTCCCCGGTGTCAATCATTGGGTGTGGCTGGGAAGGTAACTACAGCAGACCCGCCAACGGCATTTAACTGAAGGAATCCTTATGGTGTGCTCAATTAGGGCACACTATAGGGAGACCACACTAAGAGGGGACTTAAAGCATGTACATTAGAAACACTGTAAGTAATGACTTCGAGTTATTCATCCCGGCCTACCATGACGTACTTGAGGCACAGGCCATGGGTATAGAACCATCGTTCCCAGCGGTTACTGAGTGTGTCACGTTAGACCACGATGGTTTTCCTTTGGCTATAGGTGGACACTGCGGAGACCAGTGCTGGTTCGTCACGAGCGACCAAGTGTGGAGACTCGACAGGGCTGGTAAGCTGGAGTTCCGTGAGAGAATCATGGAGTACAGGGACATGTTATTAAATGTTTATCCATCCCTGTGGAACTTCGTGTGGGTCGGTAATGGTCCCCACAAGCGGTTCCTTAAGTCCATCGGTGCTGTATTCCACGAGGAGTACACTCAGGGTGGGAAGTTCCAACTGTTCACCATAACGAGGAGGTAACGTGAAAGAATGTACTAAATGTCACGAGGTAAAACCTCTTGATGATTACCATAACCGCCGTGGGGCAAGAAAGTGTCGTGGTGTAAGCAGTGTGTCAACTCTCGGTATCGCCCAGAGACAGACAGAGATGTTAAACTCCGCAAGGCTTACGGCATCGACCACGCTCGGTACGAGGAGCTTCTGATGGCTCAGGGAGGAGTGTGTGCTATATGCAGACGTAACGTCCCTCACCGTGGGAAGTACATGTGCGTAGACCACTGCCATGCCACTGGTGTCATTAGGGGAATCCTGTGCGCAAACTGTAATAGGGCAATCGGCCTGCTGGAAGATAACCCAGAGTTCATCCGAGGTGCCTTGAGATATCTAGGAGGTGAATAATGTGTTGGGTAGCCACAATACCAATCGCAATGACGGCAGTACAGGCCATCGGTCAGTCACGCAATGAAGCCAAGATGATTGGTCTTCAGAATGACCAGATGCGCCGACAGTCTGCCCAGATGATTAAAGAGTCAAACATTCAGAACGCCAATGCCAGCCTTGAGCAGAAGCAGAAGCTGGAAGAAGCTAGTGCGGACTTAACCGCTAAGAATCTCGATAAGGTTCAGGCCATGGGTACAATCCGTGCAGCAATCGGAGAGGGAAACCTTGAGGGAGCCAGTATGGACCGTATCAGTCGAATCGAGGAGGGCAAGTTCATTCGGGAGGCCAACGCGGTCACCGATAACTACCGTCGAGACTATGCATCACTGTTCGCTCAGCAGCTCGGTAACTCAGAGTCGACTATTGACCAAGTTAAGTCCATACAGAAAGCTGAAGGTAAAGGTAAGTCTAAACTCGAACAGGTCCTTGACCCGCTGGCAATGATGGGTTCACAGGCAGCATCCGCATATGTTGATGGGAAATTCGACAGCAAGTCCACCAAGGCCCCAATCAGTCAGGCCAAAGGTACTAAGGTAGGAGGTAAGTAATGGCTAGTAAATTAGAACAAGCGTTGGGCCAACTACCGCAGGCCGGGTCTACCCGCATCCGTGGCGGCTCAGCGTCCATGCAGTATCGCCCAGTAACCATCCAACAGGAAGGTGTCCGGCAGTCCAACCTAGTACAGTCCTTGGCGAAGTTTGGGGCAGCGATGGGTGAAGCAGTAGATGCCTACGACAAGCGCCAGCGCGATAAGGCTGAGGAGCGGTCCGACGAGATTATCCGTAAGTTGACCCCAGAGCAACGTCGTGAGGCAATCAAGAACGGGACCCTGCTGTATCAAGATGACCCATACGCTATGGAGGCCCTACGGTTCAAGACTGGACGTAACGCTGCATTCCTCATCGACGACGAAGTGGCACAGAAGGTTCAGAGCGGTGAGTTCCGCACTCGTGCTGAGATGGAAGAGTACCGTCACAAACGGTTGACCGAAGGTGCCAATGAGTTCGCCGAACAGTTCATGATTAACCATGAGGACTCTGAGTTCCAGAGAGGGTTCAACGCGAACATCACCGAGCGTAACATCTCGCTGTACGGTAAGCACGATACGTTCCTGAGCGAGCAAGCCCAGAAGGGTGCCATACTGGCCTCGAAGGTTGAGCTGTCAGGCGTACTCAAAGACCCTGCCGTTCTGGCCCGTCCAGAGTCGGGTGAGTTCTTCCAGCGCTACATCGACAACGCACTTAAGACTGGGAGTATCCCTAGCGACGCTCAGGCACAGCAGGTCATCATTGGGTCACTTAATGACGTCATTCAGCGTCCGGGTGCTACCAACTTCCTCCAGAGCCTTGAAGGACGACCAGTAACCCTTAATGGGAAGACCACGACCTATAAGGAACTGATGGGAGAGGAGCAGTGGAACGCCCTGATGGTCAAGGCCCAGTCAACTCAGTTCGACAATGACGCTAAGTTGTCCGAAGGTTTCCGACTCGGGATTACCAGCGCGTTGAACCAAGATGATACCAGCAAGGGCTGGGAGATGCTTCAGGGTGCCAAGGCTGAACTTGACCGCCTGCAACCCGGCGAGCAGATGACCCCAGAGCGTGAGCGTTTGATTCAGGCTGAGGAGCAGATGCAGACCCGTTTCCGTCAGGAGGCCCAAGCAGCAGCTAAGGAGATGGACAAACGTCAGAAGACTATTAACAAGAATCAGGTCATTGACCAGCAGTTCACCAAGCGTATCAGCGGTCAGTATGTATCCACCAGCTACAAGGACATGCCGACCAATGAGAACACTGGTGAGTTCACTCACAGTGACATGGTGAACTACGCTAACGGTAAGCTGGCTGAGATTGACCAGATGCAGCTCACAGAGCAACAGAAGGACCGCATGAAGCTGAGCTACCTACGGGCAGACTCAGAGGGTGGAGCCTTCCGAACCGTTGTTGGCCAGATGGTAACAGACGCTGGGTCTGAGTGGTCTGCCGCTGTGATTAATGGTAAGTTACCAGAGGACACCACGGCGTTGAACAAACTGCGCACCATGCGTAACACCGACCCTGACCTCTTCGCTGCGCTGTACCCTGACAAGGCTGACTTGTTCCTGACGATGGACATGATGGATAAGCAGGGAATCGACCCGCAGATTCTTATCGACGCTGACCGTTCCCGCCGTAGTCTCACCAAAGAGATGCAGTACGAGGACGATAAGGCGTGGGCGTCCCTGAAGAACAACTCAGAGTCTCCTGAGCTGTCCCGTATTCCATCCAGTCTGGACGGTATGGCCCGTAAGATTTACGACAGCGTCAAGTACCGGACAGGTAACAGCGACATGGCGATGCAGCAGGTAGACAAATTCCTCAAGGAATCCACTGTGACTTTCAAAGGTGATGACGTGGATGGTGATACCATTGGTATTATCCCGAAGAACATCTTACAGGTCAGTGATGACCCTAAGAGCTGGGAGCAGGGCCGAGACATCCTTGAAGAAGCCCGTAAGGGAATCATCGCGGCTAACCCTTGGGTGACCAACAAGCAGTTGACGATGTACCAGCAGGGTGATTCTATCTACATGATGGACACCACTGGGACTGTACGCATCCGCTACGACAAGGAGCTACTGACTCGGACCTATCATGAACAGCAGCAGCGACTGGCCAAGGAAGCCGAAGAGAAGGCACTGAAGGAAGCAACCAAGCGTGCACCTATCGCCGCAGCCACTCAAGCCCGTAAGGCCGCTGGTGAGCGTGTCCGTTCGAAACGTAAAGCCACTCCGAAGTTCATCTATGGAGGTGGTGACCAATAACCATTAAGGAGACAACATGAGCTACGATAAGTCCAAACCTAGTGATTACGATGGCATCTTCCAGAAGGCAGCAGACTCTCATGGGGTTTCCTATGACCTCCTGCGTAAGTTATCGTTTAACGAATCATCCTTCAACCCTAAGGCCGTCTCTAAGACTGGACCTAAGGGCATCATGCAGTTCACCCGCAACACGGCCCGAGCTATGGGCCTTAACGTGACAGATAGTGACGACGATGGACGATACAACCCAGAGTTAGCTATTGACGCTGGCGCTAAGCTACTTGCCAGTCTCGTTAAGAAGTACAATGGTGATGAGCTTAAAGCGGCCCTAGCGTACAACCAAGGGGAAGGCCCAGCGGGTGCTCCCCAGCTTCAAGCCTACGATAAGGGAGACTTCGGGTCTATCTCGGAGGAAGGACGTAACTACATGCGCAAGTTGCTGGACGTGGCCAAGAGTCCTCGCTCTGGCGCTCTGGAAGAGTTCGGTGGTATCACCCCAAAGGGTAAAGGGATTCCCGCAGAGGATGCCTTCAAGGGCATCTCCAAGGCTGGCAAGGTAGGTACCGAACTGCCGGAGTCCCATGGGTTCGACGTTGAGGGTGTAGCTCAGGAAGCACCCAACACTCCATACGCTAAGGACTTCTGGGAGAAGACCGGGACGACTCTCGACGAGTATAACTCTCGGTCAACCTTCTTCGGGTTCGGTGATGCTGCCGATGCTCAGCTTCAGAACTCCACATTAGGTGTGGCCTTCCGTGCTGCGCGAGCCGACGATGGGTACGATGTGTTCAAGGACACGATGACCCCGACTCGCTGGAACTCCTATGTTCCCTCCAAGGAAGACCTACAGAAGCTGCGCGACTCCGGGTTACCTCCGAGTTACTACGGTGTGGTGACTGGTGGTGACGGTGAGAACTGGGATGCACTCATCAAGCTGGCCAAGGATAACTTCGAGGCTGACCAACGGGCTGCTGAGGCTGGTACTGGTGCGAAACTCGCTGCTGGTATCGTTGGTGCTGGTGTAGACCCTCTCAGCTATGTTCCTCTGGTCGGTGTGGCCGGGAAGGGACTCAAGGTGGTCAATAAGGCCCTGCGAGTAGGCGCACAGGCTGGGGCACTCAGCGTTGCCTCCGAAGGCATCCGTACGTCAGTAGCTGGCGGTGAAGCTCACTACGCTGATGCAGCACTTGGCGGGTTACTGTTTGGTGCAGGTATGTCTGCCCTTAGTGACGCGGTGGCTGCTGGTATCCGTAAGGCACGTGGCGTCGAGTCCGTGAATGAGTTCGCTGGACCAGCACTCCGCATGGAAGCACGAGAGACTGCCATCAACACGGGTGGTCATGATACCTCGACACTACCTCCAGAGAACTTCTCGTTCGAGCAGGACCACAGAGGTGTTCCGTTTGCTGACCACCCGACCGAAGAGGGCGCAGTGGTTCTGGCTAATGGTTCCATCCTGAGTGACACCAACCCACTCAACCCAAGGACTCAACGAGACTTCGCAGAGATTGACCCAGAGCGTGCAGCTCCCGGTATCAAACTCGGTGGGTTCACTGAGATTGGCCTGAAGACCTTAGGGTCCAAGGATGCTGGTGTTCGTGCAATCGCTCAGGACCTAGTTCGTTCTCCTACAGGGATGCAATCAGGGTCTAGCGGTAAGTTCGGTGCGACAGCTTCGGATATCCACGAGAGACTTCATGCTACTGACCAACGGATGTATAACCAACTGTATGACGCTGTTGACCGTGCCATGAAGGACCCAGAGTTCTCCGTAGGTGAGCAGAAGATGTCACGCAGAGCAATCCGTCAGGAAGTCTACAAGCGTGCTGCCTTGGCGATTGAGCGCCCAGAGTTACAGGCTGATTTGACCAAAGGTGAACGTGAGGTGATGGACCTGCTGAAAGAGCATTTCGACACCAAGCGTGAACTTATGGAACAGCCGGGTATCTTCGGTAACGCTAACGCCGTGAGCATCTTCCCCGGCAGTCGTCACAAGGGAACCTACGTACCTAACGTTTACGACAGGGGCGCTAAGGAGCTGATGACTCAGAAACTAGGTGGACCCGAAGGACTTCAACAAGCTATTGCTCAAAGCTGGCTTACCAGTTACCGAGTGAGACCTGAGGTCAAGGCACGTGTCGACGAGTACCTGATGGAACTCAACGGCTACAAGTCAGTAGACCAAGTGACACCTGAGGTGGTCCAGAAGCACGCCATGGATAAGGCGTACGGTATCAGCCACACTGAGGACTTCACGGCGTCCAGTGCCATTGACGACAACATCACAGGTCTGGTTGGCATCGAGAACAACTCGTTCCTTGAAGCCCGTAACATGTTCGACAGTGACCTCCCGGTTACCTTACCGGATGGGTCGACATTCAGTGTCAATGACCTGCGGGACTTCGACATGGCACGGATTATCCCAGCGTACGACCGTCGAGTTAACGGTGATATCTCCATAATGGGCGGTAGCGGTAAGACCACGAAGCAGCTCAAGGATGAAATAATGGCGTTAGACAAACGGGCCGAACGTAAGGGACAGCTTAAGGGTGAAGTGGAAGCACTGAAGGATACCGTTAAGATTCTCACTGGACGTGCTCGACGCAACAATGACACAGCCTTTGAGACAGCTATGCGTTCCCTGAATGACCTAACGTTCTTCGCTAAGAACTTCTACATGGGTCCGCAGAACCTCACCGAGATTGCTGGGATGCTGGCTAAGGGTAACGTTAAGGCGATGCTCCATGGTATCCCAACGCTGCGAGACCTTGCCACCAGAACCTCTCCGGTGTCCGGCAGTGAACTCCGTGAACTACATGGGGCGCTGTTCGGTAAGGAACTCGACCAGTTAATACGTCCGGGTCGTGAGGACATCGTACAGCGAATCCGTGAGGCTTCCGATACCAGTGGAGCCATGGCGTCAGTCATTGGTACCATCAAGTTCGGTACTCAGGAGCTGTCAGCTCGCTCTCCTTGGACTAAAATGCTGAACGGTACTGCTAACTACATTCTGGACACTGCCCGTCAGGGTGTGCTAGGTGATGTGGCTGGTGCTGCCCTCGGTGGCAAGGGTTCCAAGTTTGGCAAAGAGAACTTCCTTAAAGCTGCCTCTATTAGTCCTGAGCAGTGGAAGGGAATCAAGCAGCTCTTTGTCGACCATGCGACTCGTGACGCTAACGGTCAGTTCACCATCAAGGACAAGAAGGCTTTCAGTCAGGACCCGAGAGCGATGGACCTGTGGCGTCTTGCCGATAAGGTTGCCGACGAGACCATGCTGCGACCTCACAAGGTATCCCAGCAGGATTCCACGGCGTACGGTGCTGGTGTCAAGATGGCTATGCAGTTCAAGAACTTCACCATCAAGTCACTCAACGCCAAGTTCATCCGGTCCTTCTACGAGGGCTACAAGAACAACCGAGCTATCGACATGGCGTTGACCCACGTGTTGTCTCTGGGTATCGCCGGGACTTACTTTGCGATGCAGGCCCACGTGAAGGCTTACGGCCTCCAAGAGTCACAACGTAAGGACTACCTGAAGAAAGCCCTGAACCCGACCATGCTGGGCTACGCAGCGTTGACTCGAAGTTCCCACACTGGTGCCCCGCTGTCCATCGTCTCGATGATGGCAGGTGCCGCTGGGTTCCAAGACGCCAACATGCTGCGCTCCACCATCTTACCCAAGGAGGAACAGTTCCAGAAGAAAGACGGAGCGTCCAAGGGTCGAGCCGAGTCGAGCAACCTTGCGGGCAACTTAGGGTCTCAGGTCCCGGCTCTAGGTTACGTAGGGAACGTCATCGCTACCGCTAAGAACGCTTACGGTGTTGCTACAGCACCTAACAAGCCGACTGAGCGTGACTACATGACTGGACTGATGAACTCCACCAAGGAGCTTGTCCCGAACGACCCACTCACCCAGCAGCTAGTGATGAAAATCTACGAGGCTAATGGTGTGACCATCAAACAGCAGCCGAAGCCTAACTAATTAGGGCACACTATAGGGAGACCCGAGCGGTTTCCCTTCACATTCAACTTAAGGAGGTCATGATGGACCAAGACATTAAAACAGTCATTCAGTACCCGGTAGGGGCCACTGAGTTCGACATCCCGTTCGACTACCTGTCCCGTAAGTTCGTGAGGGTATCTCTCGTAACTGATGAGAATCGTCGCCTGCTGAGTAACATCACTGAGTACCGCTATGTGTCTAAGACCAGAGTGAAACTCCTTGTGGAGACAGATGGGTTCGACCGTGTGGAAATCCGCAGGTTAACCTCAGCTTCAGAGCGTGTAGTTGACTTCAGTGATGGCTCAGTTCTCCGTGCGGCAGACCTTAACGTTTCTCAGATTCAGTCCGCACATATCGCAGAGGAAGCACGTGACGCGGCACTCATGGCCATGCCTCAGGATGATGCAGGTAACCTCGATGCCCGTAACCGCAGAATCGTTCGACTGGCTCCGGGTGTTGAAGGTACTGACGCAATCAACAAGAACCAGCTGGACACAACTCTAGGAGATGCTGGTGGTATCCTATCGGACATGAAGGACCTAGAGGGTGAGATTCATGACTACATCGAGAAGTTTGCAGATGACACTGCGCTTGTGCGTGGGGTGGCGTGGGTGTATAACCTTGGTTCCGCTGATGGTGGGGAAACCGTTATCACCATAAATAAATCGACACGTACATACGCTGTGCCTTACATTGAGGTAAATGGCTCACGCCAAGAGGTCGGGTATCACTATTCGTTCGATCTGGAAACACAGCAGATAACCCTTGCCACCCCATTGAAAGCTGGCGACTTCGTTATGGTAATGACCACAGAGTCTCAGCTCCCGGTAGAGACCTTGCTGGCATCTAGCGTTGGTGCCTCGAGCATCGGGACGGCCACAGGAGAGACAGTTGAGGAGCGACTTACTCGACTTTACGGGCACTTTGTGCACCCTGAGACGTATGGTGCTGTAGGTGATGGCATCACAGACGACCGAGTTGCACTCCAGCGCTCACTAGATGTGGCTTATGAGAATGCGCTGAATGGTACTGGCCCGTCGACTGTACGCTGGTCAGGAGACTACATGGTGTCGCTGAACCCTAACTCACTAGGCGTTTCTGGGGAACTGGCAGCAGGTCGCTCAGCACTATGTATCCGACCCGGTGTGTCAATTGAAGGTAAGGGCACGGTCCGTCTTGACCCATCCTTTACAGGAAGCCAGTCTGGCGCAGTAATAACCAACTGGGCTGGTCCAGTTGACGACTGCTCCATTAAGGATATACGGATTTACGGCGGTAAGGACGTAGCCACTGGTACTGGCATAACCGGAATCCTTATTCTGGATTCACAGAGAGTAGTCATATCTGACGTTAAGGTTCTGAACAGTACAGCTGGTGGTATCTATCTGAGAAAAGGTGCCACAGAGGGGCTGTATGGATGCTCATTCAGCAAGGTCTCAGGGTGTACTGTGGATAACGCTGGGTACATTGGAATCCAGATGGAGAGACCGTACGATAATACCGTCATTGGGAACACAATCAATCGGTGTGAAGATAACGGCATTGACGTGTTCGGTAACGTAAACGATGCTACGGTAACGGGCATTGCGCAATCCACGCTAATCACTGGCAACAACATAAGGGATGTCCTAAACGGAGTGTTCATTGAATCCTGCGGCAACACAAACATTACCGGAAACTACATCGCGGACTTTCGCTCCAGCGGGGTCATCTACAACCGCATCAACTCGGCGGCAAATGATAACTCACTCACCTCAAACGTCCTCATCGGCGCCTCAGGTGCTTCGGCAGGTGTTAGCTTCAAGAACTCAGTAGGATACTGTACAGTGGCGAGCAACAGGATTCAAAATAGTGACTACGGGATTCGATGCGTTGGCGGAGGCATTACCGGGCTTAACATCCTCCCAAATACGATGAAGAACATCGCTAAGACCCTCCTGTTTGTGGAGGCCCGTAACAACGGTCTGGTCAAGTCACGTATGTCTACCCAGTTCTACGAAGGGGCACAGGTCGGCGGGATTCCGAGTAACACCTCTCCAAGAGGAGTACCGCACAGATTCCCATCAAGGCTCTCTTATATTGTGGATATCCAACCGTTCTGGGCAACAGAGCAGGGTACCCGCGAGGATAACTTCGAGAGAGCAAAAGGGACCTTGGCGTCAATCACTGGGTGGGGTTCAAAGTGTGCCCTGTATGACACGATTGTGGCAGGTGATACGGTGGTGTCTCTTAACTCATCGTCAGTAGCTGTGGGCGAATACCTTGAGATTAACGCGGAGGTTTATAAGGTTACTAGCGTATCTGCAACTTACGCCGTTGTTCGAAAATGGACTGGTTCGGATTACACGGCTGGAGACTACGCAGCGGTAATTATTAGTAATCCATCCTACATCATTCGCCGGGTGCAGTGGGGCGAACAGTAACTTAATAAGGAGAACCATATGTTAAACAACCTGAACCAGCCGAAAGGCTCAACCATTGGTGTGCTCAAGGATGGGCGCACTATCCAACAGGCAATTGATGGCTTGGAGAACCCGGTGCATTACGTCAAAGATGTGAGCATCACGCCATCGGCACTACTGGCAGTAGCAGTAGAGGCTGCACGACTTGGCCGTACTGTGGAGTTTGGGCCGGGGCACTACACGAACCAAGGTCAACCATTCGAGGTGGACTTCCCGCTTAATCTGGATGTTCCAGTAGGAACCTTTCTGGACTTCCCTATCATCATACGAGGTAAGACCGTGAAGACGGTCAGGAGTGTGGCCACGAACCTCACTGCCGCCCAGTGCCCTGCTGGTACAACAGTCATCGCCGGGGACTTCTCAGCGTTCCCTGTTGGTTCCGTTGTGGGTGTAAAACTTGGGGATAATACCAACGGCTCAGCAAGTTATAACAACGAGGCTGGCTGGGATTTCACTACAGTTGCGGCTGCGTCCAACACCTCAATCACCCTCAGCACAGGGCTACGGTGGGCTTTCGATAAACCGGAAGTGTTTACCCCGGAGTATGCGGTACGATACTCAGGACAGCTGAGTCGGTCATCTTACTTCATACCGGGAGATTACACTTCCGGGCTGAATGTTGGAGATATCATCCGTGTTGAGAACATTGACGGTACTGATGGGGTCCACGGCAACAAGGAATACTTCGAGATGCTTAAGGTATCAAGTATAGATTCCTCAGGTATAACAGTTGAGACGCGCCTTCGGTATACTCATGTGAACCCTTGGATTGTAAAGACAGGGCTGGTCAAAGGCTCTTCGGTAACCGGGGGAGGCCGATTGAAGCGTTTAGAAGTACGCGGTGTCGACACGCCAAAGGTTAACAATGTAGATGTGGACCGCTTAATTGTCGGCCTGTGCTACAACATCGACGTTGGGGAGATAACCTCTCGTGGCGTTGGTGAGCCTTCCTCGGTGAACTTCACGTTCTGCTTCGGTCGTGGCTTCCTGTACAACGTAAGGGCCTCTGGGTCAGTGTCCACAACGGATAACTCAGCGTTAAAGCTGATGAGCTGTCCCGGCCTAATCATTAACAACTGTTCACCTCACAACTCTACATCCACTGGTTCTCAAGGTGACTACGGGTTCTACGTTGACGCTTATTACTCTCCGTACTGGTGCTGGAACGACGGCATGTCTATCAATGGGATTGTCACTGAGACACCTAGGTCGGCTGTGACACGTGCGTTGTGGCTGTTTGGTCTGAGAGGCTGTTCTGTTAGTAACCTGTCCGGTGCCCAAGTGTTCCTACAGGGCTGCGCTAAGTCGGTGTTCTCCAACATCGTCACCCCGGACAATCTACTTGAACTACGTGACCTGTCTGGTTGCATTGTATCCGGCATGGCAAATAACGCGCTGGTACTCGGCTGTTGGAACTCGACGTTCGACCTTACGCTATTTGGTATTGGCTCTGGGTCAAACCTTAACATAGCGTTACGGGCCGGGGCTGGCGTTACCCACCCGGAGACTGGTGTGCCCACTACCCTCGGTAAGAACAACACGTTCAACGTTAAGAGTTTTAGCCAATCGTCGCTTGCTGTCACCCTAAGTATCGCCCAGCAAGAGCGGCCAATCTTCGGTGCTGGCTGTGTTGACGTCGATTCTGCGAACAAGTCAGTCGCTCTCGGTAGTAACGTTATCGTTCCGACCATGCTCCCTCTAGCGTTAACCAAAGGTATCGACTCCGGCTCTGGCTGGGTTGGTGGCAGGACTAAGGGTGGTATCTGGTTCGATGGTAACTACCGCGATGCGGCGGTGCGCTGGAACGGTCAGTACGTATGGGTGGCTGACAATGGTTCACTCAAGGCAGCACCTACTAAACCGGATTCTGACTCGCCTTCTAATGGTGTGGTTATTGGTCCATAAGGAGGTAACATGTTGTCCCTAGACTTCAACAACGAAGTTATCAAGGCGGCTCCCATTGCGGGGGTCGCTGGGGCCGATGGTGTAGCGAGGCTCTTCTGGGGCCTCTCACTCAACGAGTGGTTCTACGTCGCGGCAATCGCCTACACAGTGGTTCAGATTGGTGCCAAGGTAGTCGACAAAATCATTGACTGGAAGAAAGCTAATAAGGAGTAACATATGGACCTGATTAAGTTCCTCGAAATGTTAGACACTGAGATGGCTCAGCAGATGCTCATGGACCTGAAGAATCCCGAGAAGCGTACCCCTCAGCTGTACAACGCCATTGGTAAACTACTGGAGCGTCATAAGTTCCAAATCTCTAAGCTGACCCCTGACGTTAACATCTTGGGCGGACTGGCTGAGGGTCTGGAGGCTTACAACTCCAAGGTGGGCGCGGATGGTCTGACAGAAGATGATAAATACACTCACTGATGGTAATACTCAAGGTTCCTGAGGGAGCCTTTATGGATTATCAATAGTAGGAGAACAAAATGAACTGGATGTTATTCTGGATTATCGTAGACGTGGTGTTTGCGGTGGGTTTACTCATCACCATGACTACTAGTAGTAGCCCTAGGGCTAATCACTATGAAGACGGTGCAGGTTAGGGAGGCATTATGCTGGAAATTACAAAGAGAATCGTCCCGTATCTTGTGGTTATCATGGTGTTCGCCTTCGGGTGGCACTTCGGTTCACAATCTACGGACACCAAGTGGAAGGAGGTATTACAGAATGAGTACGTTAAGAAGCAAACGGCTAGAGCTGAAACTCAGAAAGAGATTGATGCAGTATCGGCTAAGTACCAAGCAGACTTTGAGGGGCTGGAAGGCAGCACTGATAGGGTTATTGCTGATTTGCGTAGCGACAATAAGCGGCTGCGCGTCAGAGTCAAACCTACCAGTGTCACCGCAGGACCAGACGGTCGATGCCTCGTTGATGGTTCCGTCGAACTACACGAAGCAACTGCTCGAAGTCTTATCACAATAACCCAGAAGGCCGACCTGAAAGAGAAGGCCCTACAGGACACAATTCGTAAACTGCAAGGGAAAGGAGGTGAACATTGAGTAACTCTCAGCAAGCCAAGAACGCCTTAATCATTGCGCAACTGAAGGGTGACTTTGTCGCCTTTCTCTTCGTGCTCTGGAAGGCCCTGAACCTGCCTGAACCAACCAAGTGTCAAATCGACATGGCTAAATGTCTGGCAGACCCAAAGAACAAGAAGTTTATCCTTCAGGCTTTCCGTGGTATCGGGAAGTCGTTCATCACGTGTGCGTTCGTTGTGTGGACCTTATGGCGTGACCCTCAGTTAAAGATACTGATTGTCTCGGCCTCAAAGGAACGTGCGGACGCTAACTCCATCTTCATCAAGAACATCATCGACTTGTTGCCTTTCCTGAGTGAGCTTAAGCCTCGCCCCGGTCAGCGTGATTCCGTGATTAGCTTCGATGTAGGCCCTGCCAAGCCGGACCACAGCCCGTCAGTTAAGTCTGTAGGTATTACGGGTCAGCTTACTGGTAGCCGTGCCGATATCATCATTGCAGATGACGTGGAGATTCCCGGTAACTCTGCAACTCAAGGTTCTCGTGAGAAACTCTGGACGTTGGTTCAGGAGTTCGCCGCGCTGTTGAAACCCCTACCGACTAGCCGTGTTATCTATCTGGGTACCCCTCAGACCGAGATGACGCTCTACAAGGAACTTGAGGACAACCGTGGGTACTCTACAATTATCTGGCCAGCACAGTATCCTCGCTCCAAAGAAGAAGACCTTTATTATGGCGACCGACTGGCTCCTATGCTTCGTAGCGAGTACGAGGAGGACAAAGAGGGTCTCGCCAGTCAGCCAACTGACCCGGTGCGATTCGACTCTATGGACCTTCAGGAGCGTGAGGTGGAATACGGTAAGGCTGGTTATACACTTCAGTTCATGCTCAACCCAAACCTCAGTGACGCCGAGAAGTACCCTCTACGCCTCCGTGACGCTATCGTGTGCGGTCTACAGATAGACAAGGCCCCAATGCACTACCAGTGGTTACCTAACCGTCAGAACCGCAATGAGGAGCTTCCTAACGTGGGTATGAAGGGTGATGAGATTTACTCCTTCCATACAGCCTCAAGTAACACTGGTGCGTATCAAGGTAAGATTCTGGTCATTGACCCGAGTGGTCGTGGTAAGGATGAGACTGGCTGGTGTGTATTGTATACCCTCAACGGTTACATCTACTTGATGGACGCTGGTGGTACTCGTGGTTACGAAGAGAAGTCCCTTGAGTTCCTCGCCAAGAAGGCCAAACAGTGGCAGGTGCAGACTGTGGTCTTCGAGAGTAACTTCGGTGACGGTATGTTCGGTAACGTGTTCCAGCCCGTACTCCTGAAGCACCACCCAGCGCAACTCGAAGAGATTCGTGCTCGTGGTATGAAAGAGGTCCGCATCTGCGATACCCTTGAGCCTGTACTGGCAAGTCACCGCTTGGTCATCCGTGATGAGGTAATCCGACAGGACTATCAGACGGCACGTGATGCAGACGGTAAACACGCTCTGAAGTACAGCCTGTTCTACCAGATGACCCGTATGAGCCGTGAGAAGGGCGCTGTGGCACATGATGACCGACTTGATGCATTAGCATTGGGTGTTGAGTTCCTACGCTCTACGATGCAGCAGGACGCTGTGAAGATAGAGGCTGAGGTACTTCAGGAGTTCTTGGAGCACCACATGGAGAAACCTCTGAGTAATATCTCACAGTTCAGAACCACCAGCAGCAACGGTGTGGACATCCGGTGGGAAGACGACGGGGATGACTCTATGTTCATCGCATGGTAATTATGTAGAGATTGTGCATAAGGATTCATTGGGCCACGGAAGGCCACTTTGGGGAAACTCTAGGTATAACAGACACTTGGAATTAGGACCCACTATAGGGAGAGACCACTCAAAGATTACTATAAGACAACTTAAAGATTCATTCATATAGTTATTCACTTTAAGTCTCCTTACAGATAGAGGGTAGTGATGATAATATCACCCTCTCACTCTAAGACACTAAGAGCCAACATAAGGAGGACCTATGCGCTTATTGTTAACCTTACTGCGCCATAGGACTACTTGGCGATTTCTGCTGGTACTTGCTGGTGCCCTTGGGGCTTCACTGGTTACTCAGCAGCAACTCAGTGGACTGGAGGCTCTCGTGTGCTCTCTACTCACTTGTAGCGATTAGGGTCTTCCTGACGCGCTAGGGATTCCGTAGTGATGCTTATCAGCACACACCACTCCATCCCTCTACAGTCAATACTTAAAGTTAACCTTAGGTGATTCACTGGGTCTACCTACGGGTCTATGCACTGACCTGAGGATTACCTGAGGTTACCTTTAAGAATATTGCATAAAGTTCTGAGTGTACA